AATATCACGCGCATTGAGGAACAGATTCAAAGCCTGCTGTGCATTGAACACAAGGTCTCAGCATGACCTCGCCAAACACGATCATTGCTGACATGCAGGAGGAGATTGATGCGCTGCGGAAAGAGCGCCACGAACTACTTTCTGCGCTGGAATCTGGCCGCAGACTTATCGAGTTGATTTCCCCGTTTGAAGGCGAAGTGACGCGGAAAATGGACAAAGCAATCGCCAGTGTGAAAGGCGGTGTGTGATGCCTCGCTTCGACATTCTCATGAAACCCACCGCCATGAGCAAGGCCAAGTTCCGGCCAGAGTATGAAATTTCGCTTGAGGCTGACGACAAGAATGCTGCGGCGATGGCAGCGCGTAAAGCAGCGCAAACCGAAGGATTCAACGGTTACGCCATTACAAAAATTAAGTAGGTTCGGCAATGAGCAACGCACTAACCACGCTGACCGGAACGCTTGCCAAACGCTTTGAGCTTGGCGACGGAGCCGGATTGATTGAAACACTGAAGGCGACCGCATTCAAGGGCCAGGTATCTGATGCGCAAATGACCGCCCTTCTGATCGTCGCAAACCAGTACGGCCTGAATCCTTGGACCAAGGAAATTTACGCATTCCCTGACAAGAATAACGGCATCGTCCCTGTTGTTGGCGTCGATGGTTGGGCGCGCATCATCAATGGAAATGCACAGTTCGACGGCATGGAATTTGAGCAGGACGACGAGAAATGCACCTGCAAGATTTACCGCAAGGATCGCGGTCGCCCGACTTCAGTAACCGAGTACATGAAGGAGTGCAAGCGACCTGGAATTGGGCCGTGGGCAAGCCACCCAATGAGGATGTTACGGCACAAAGCAATGATTCAGTGTGCGCGCTTGTCGTTCGGTTTTGGCGGAATCTATGACCAGGACGAGGCAGAGAGAATTGCCGAAATCGAAATCAATCCGATGACCGAGAAGAAGGAGCCCGAGCAGCGAAAGATTGCTGCGTTGCCGCCCTACCCTGATGGCGATTTTGAGACAAACCTAGCCATCTGGCGCAACGCCATCGCCGAAGGAAAGGCCAAGCCGGAGCAGATCATTGCCCGGTCCTCAACGAAATACACGCTGACAACCGAGCAGGTCAAGGCCATTCACGACCTCGCCAATCCGGTTCACGTCGACAACGACGGCGTAATAGATGCCGATTTTATCCGCGAATTTGAAGGAGTCACAGAATGATCGAACTCAACGTACAGCAAGGCTCGCCCGAGTGGATGGAAGCCCGCGCCAAAAGATTCAATGCCAGTGAAGCGCCGGCCATGATGGGTGACAGCCAGTACATGACGCGCACTGAACTACTGCGCCAGAAAGCAACCGGCATCGTTCCTGATGTTAATGCGGCAACTCAACGCCTGTTCGACGCCGGACATGAAGCGGAAGCAAATGCCCGTCCGCATGTCGAAGCGATGATCGGAGAAGATCTTTATCCGATTGTTGCAACCGATGATTCCGGGCGCCTGCTTGCTAGTTCTGACGGCGCCACGATGCTCTGCAATATCGGTTTTGAACACAAGCTCTGGAACCAGAAGATCGCCGACCAGGTTGCAGAAGGCAATGTTCCAGAATCGCACCGCTGGCAGCTTGACCAACAGTTTGCTGTATTCGGCTTCGAGAAAATCATTTTCGTTTGCTCTGACGGCACTCCTGAAAACTTTGTGTCGTGCTGGTACTTTCCGCAGCCAGAACGTATCTCAGCCTTGCGCGCCGGGTGGGACCAGTTCGAGAAAGACCTCGCCAAATACCAGCACACTGAAGCCGCGCCAGCCGCCGTCGCTGAAGTCATTGACGATCTTCCGGCCCTGACTGTTCAACTCGTCGGCCAAGTCACGGCATCGAATCTTGACTCGTTTAAGACCGCCGTCGCTGCGCGTATTCAGGCGATCAATACCACCCTAGTAACGGATGCCGACTTTGCCACGGCGGACAAGATGGTGAAGTTCCTCGATGACGGTGAGAAGCGGCTTGATCTGGTCAAGGCTCAAGCACTGGCGCAGACGGAAAGCATCGACCAACTGTTTCGCACCATCGACAGCCTGAAGGCCGAGATGCGCAGCAAGCGGCTGACGCTGGATAAGCTGGTGAAGTCCGAGAAGGAAAACAGGAAGAGTCACATTGTCGGCGGTGCGCGAGGTGAACTTCTGTTGCATGTGGCTGCGCTAAACAAGCGCATCGGAGTAAATGCAATTGAGGCGCCAAACGGAATATTTTCTGATGCTATCAAAGGATTGAAATCACTCGACTCCATGCGAGATAAGGTATCCGTCGCCTTGGCAAACGCCAAGATCGAATCCAATGCTATCGCCGACCGTATTGATGCAAACAAAAAAGCGATGGGCGACCATGCCGGCCTGTTCATTCATGACTTTGCAGCAGTGTGCACCAAAGCAACAGACGACTTCTCCGCACTGGTTTCCATGCGCGTTGCGCAGCAGAAGGAAGCCGACGAGAAGCGCCTGGCAGCCGAGCGCGAACGCATCCGCGCCGAGGAAGAAGCAAAGGCGCGACACGAAGCAGAGCGGCCTGCTGCTTGTGTTCAACAAATACAGAAATCTGAGACACAACCAGCGTCTAACTCAATAAGTGAGACACAACCCGGCGCCATGCTGAAGCTCGGCGAAATCAACGCCATGCTTTACCCGGTATCGGTCAATTCTGACGGACTGGCATCGCTCGGCATTCTCCCAGTGGCTCATGAGAAAAACGCAAAACTATACGAGGCCAGCAAGTTCCCAACGATCTGCCGGCTAATTTCAGAGCATGTAATGGATCAAGCATTTAAAAAGGCAGCATAACCATGAACGTATTTACAGCAGTCGTCAGGCTTGGCTCTGATCAGGAGCAGAAATACACGGCAGGCGGCGATTCAGTCGTCACGTTTAACGCTGCCGTGGATTCTGGATATGGCGACAAGAAAGTTACCACCTGGATTCGCTACACGATCTGGGGAAAGCGCGGAGAGTCTGTTTTACCGTACCTTAATAAAGGCTCACAGGTTGCTGTATCTGGCGAATTGACTAACCGACCGTGGAAAGACAAAGAAGGACAGGATCGTTATTCACTTGAGGTCCGGGTCAATGAACTGACGCTTATCGGAGGAAAGCAGAATAGTGCAAATGTACCTGAACAAAAAGCGCCGGATAGTGCAAATAGCCAAAAACAAAAGCCACGATTTGACGATCTTGGCGATGACATACCGTTCTGACCGGAAATAAACAATGACCACAGGAACAAAACTCACAATCAACCTTGTCGCTTACACGGTTGATCTGGTCGGACCGGTGACGACGCTATTAATCCGTGGCGATGGTGTATATGTACATGCTGATACGTCGGCGCTGCGGCATTGCCTGGAGCAGGATAAATGAGCGAACAACATACGCCTGAGCCGTGGGCGATTGATCCAGATGACCGGCCAAACATGCAATGGAACAATCACATAGTTTCTGAGGCAAATCAAGATATAGCCATATGTTTCATGGCGCACGATGGAACCGAAGATAACGAACGCGGCGAAGCGAACGCCCGTCGAATCGTTGCCTGCGTTAATGCCTGCGCTGGATACGCGACCGAAGAGCTTGAACAAGCAACGCTGGATAAACGGCATCGGCACGAAATCATTGCTGATCTTGTTAAGTCGAATAAGCAGCGCGACCAACTGCTGGCGGCGCTTGAAGCTGTCAATGAATCTGCCGTGTGTTTTGCCAAGAATGAATATTCGATCAACGCAGATGCAATCAGCAAGGTTGAAGATGCAATCGCCAGCGTGAAAGCCAATACGCAATGACCACCCTATCCATCCTATTCGGCCTGACGCCGTTCGCTCCGTCATTCCGCGAAATCGGAAAGATTGAGATATTGGACGGCCAGCCAAAGCAGGAGCTGAAGCCGGCAACGATCAATCGCAAGGAAAACAAAGCCAATCGCGGATGCCTGCGTATCTCGCAGCAGCAGAGCAATAAACTGCGCGCTGAAGTCATCAAGACGCTGGCAGCGGGTGGCAAATACACCGACAGGACGATGGCCGAGAAGATCGGCTTTGCTCAGTATGCGGTGCGTCGTCATCTACAAACACTAGCAGCATGTAGTGCGATTGAGAGCGAAACGATTTGCAGCCCGGCGTATGACGTGACCTGGTACTGGATTTCAGAATGAACATCGCACAAAAAATTGTCAAACTACCGCTAGAGATAAAGCAATTTGCCGTAAAGAATGGATTTCCTTGGGCTAGTTGCGTCCCGTTTGTAGAGAATTCGCGCGGCCAACTTATTCATCGACCACGTATGGGAGCAACCTACAATATTCACAAGCGCCCGCATGTTGGAATTACTTTCTGGTGCGGCATGGCAGTAGCGTCAGACGGAAAGAATCTTACTTTCTTGGCCTCTCCTCCAGATAGCAGGATTCTTTGCAAAAGATGCGAAGCCAATGCAGTCGCATCAGGCATGCCAAGTGCAGACGAACTAGCCGGGAAGCATGTTCATAAGGGGCGCACGGTTGCTGTAGCAACGTGCTGCCATGCTGACAATGCGTAAGCAATCCACCTACCGCCCGAAGCGCGTATCTCCGCCGATGTTAATCAATCGCGGGTTACAGAATGACGATCTTGAAATGCGCGAGCGGATGATTGCCGAGGCGTTTTCCGGCGGCTGGGCGACCGAGCGTCACTTTGATGAACTGTGTGATATGCGCAGTGTATTGATGTTGGCCGAAGCACATAAAGACGATCAAGGCGTATTGAGTATGTGCCACGCAATGTCAATCGTCATGAACAACATCCGCACCCGATATGCAGAGACTCAGCGCATGGGAGTCAGTGGCGACGAGGTGAAATTGTTGCGTGAATTCTGCGGCATCTATGCGGATTTCTGGCTACGGCAGAGCGTAGGAATGTACGAGCGGTGCTGCGATGAATTGAATCTATTGATGAAGGATGTGAAATGACATTTGACGACATTGTTGATCTTGCTGAAAAAGCAGGGTGCGACGTTAGCGCGATTGATGGGCGCGAGTATCAGACGATGTGGTGCGACTATTATCAGCTTGAACGATTCGCCGCCGCCCTGATTCAAGCCGGCGCCGCCAGCCGGGATGCCGAGGTTCAAAGACTGCAATCCGCACTTGCGGATGCAGAAGCATTGGAACTTGGAACAGAAGAGCGTTGCGACCAACTCCGCGCCCATATCAACGATCTGCGGGAGGCGCTTACCCACAGTGATACATTACTACGATATTTGCCGAATTCTGGTGGATTCTACGGTCTTGGTGTTATGGAGAACAACGCGGAAGCCCTCGCCTCCATCCCCGAGCAGTCCCTTGCCGAGTACCGGAACAAGGTGATCGAAGCGTTTGTAAATGAATTTTCACGGCATGTAGGCGGCGATGGTGAGTTTTGGTTACACGAACTCCAAGACTTCGCCATGAAGGATCAACCATGAACCTAATCGAAGAACTCCGCGCAGCCGCGAACGCGAAACTCACCCCATACGATGTTCATTGGGAGGACACGGCTAGGCGCCTTATGCGCCAGGCTGCTGATGTGATAGAAGCGGCAAATGCGGCGATTGACGAAAATTACAGAAAGCAGGTTGGCCATGAACATCAATGAACTAGATGAACAGGCGAACGCGCATGCTGGGCTGACGAGCTGGCAGTGCAATGTTCCGGCTGATGAAATCATCGAACTGATCGCCGCGTACCGGGAAGCGGTTGTTGTGATTAAAGGTTCGCCGTGCATGTGTTTTGCAGGATGTGAAATTTGCGACAATTGGCCGACAAACGAACAAGCACTCACCACCGCAAAGCGTCTAGGAGTTGAATGATGAAGATCGGACGCAACACGCAGGAACGAATCGATACCATCAAGGATGAAGCCCTAGAGGTCAAACGTCAGTTGGAAACGCTCCATGCACGATTGGCAGAGCATCCAGGAACCAAGCGAATTAGTGCCAAGCTGGTGCGGGTGATTGATAAACTTGAGGACTGGAGGAAGGTTGCCTAAAGCCGATCTGCAATCGAATCAGCCGACTCAGAGTAATAGAGCATCAAACTTCGCGGGTCACGGTGCCCGATCATCCTAGCAAGGTCCATTACCGATAGTTTCTTGCTTAACCGTGTCACCGCTTCACTACGGGCATCGTGGAAATGTACCCCATTGACGGATGCCCGCTGAAACGCCTTTGATGCCTGCGGAACCGTCAGAGTGAATACTGATTCAGGATCAATGTTTTTCCGGCTGGCGATGATCTCGCGGGCCTTCTGAGACAGTGGAACGGACCGCCTGTCACCGTTCTTAGTCTCCGGCAGAACAAGCGATTTATCGCTAACATCATCCCAAGTCAAGGCGACGATTTCACCCAATCGCATTCCTGTCTCAAGCGAAAGCATGAACATGGCGGAAACCTGCTTGCCAGCGCTCATAGGCGACAGATTGACCAGAATTGCATCAATCTCTTCCTGAGATATTCCGCGTCTTCTGGCGGGCGCAGGCGTAGGCTTTGAGACAGTTTTAAGTGGATTTGCAGAGAGCCATTGCCATTCATTCGTGGCAATCTCGAACATGGCCGACAGGATGATTAGCTCGCGCCTGACGGAAACCGGAGCGACTTCTTTCAGCCGATCATCCCTGTACTCGGAAAGTTTTGATGGCGTCAATCGTTCAAGCAAATGATCGCCTAATGCGCGTTCAAGGTGATCGAGTCGGGAAATTTCCGACTGCCATCCTTTGTGAGTTTCTGCGATTGTCCGATAGCGCGTAATGCAATCGCACAATGTCTTTGATGGACGGATGCCTGTTTGCTCCATGTCATTGGACCAAGCTATCGCTTCCCGTTTTGTAGAGAATGATTTAGCCTTGCGCTTCCGGTCGATACAGACCTCTGCCCGCCACTTTTCGCCACGCTTTGAGACGTTCGCCACGTCGTAAATCCGTCGGAATTAATCGGACGGGCAGAGTAGCATAAGAAAAATGACAACCGATAAGCGATTGATTTCTTACGTTTAAGGCTAATAGCGAATGGCACAGTATGTAATGAGTTTGCTGCGCGTCAGCATTAACATTCATTGTGCCACAATGGTTTCAGCATTTTGCGTCGTACATTGGTCGGGTCTGAGCGGATATTTCCACCATCGCCACGCCAGCCAGTGACGCCGATAGCTGCCACTGGTTGCGATCATGCCGAGGTGACGCAAATTCTGCGAGCCGCCCATCAGCGGCGAACCACCAGCAGCGACAGCCACGCCCGCACCGCTGCACGCTGAAAGGCGAATGCGGCCATCAGCAGGCGGCCGTTCATGCAGGCCAGTCGCGCAATTGGCGGGTGCTCTTCGCGCCATTTGCCCAGGTCAATCACGTTGTTTTCCATGCGGCCCCCAGTAGTGATCAGCAAGCGCCTGTTCTTTCGTCGCCCACTTGCGGACAGCGACCAGTTTGTAATGCGCGACCAGGTAATGGCCATCGAACGCAATCACGAAATCCCGCGTCGTCCAGCGCCGGCCTTTCGGCGGGCGGTATTCGATGCTGCGGAAGCGGCGCAGGCCGACGCGCTCGGCGTGTCCGAAGTGCGGTATGAGACCGGCAAAAGCGTGCGATCTGCGCAGCCAGATGTAGGTTTTGCCGTGGAACTCGAACCACAGCCACATCGCCACGATCCAGCAATTGAGCATGATTCGGCGGCCCATGTCATCACTTTCCCATCAGCTAGGTTTTGTGCTGGTGATCGGCTTGTCGCCGAGCGTGCGCGTGATCTTGCGCCGGTGATTATCGGAAAATGAGGAAAAGCGCTCGCCGCCGAACAGTGTCTGATAGCCGGCGCCCTCGGTGTATTTGATCAGCGCCAGAAACGCCTGCACGTTGCGGTGCGTCAGCAACTCGGCGTAATTGCTCACTTGATATGCTCTTTCGACCAGACAATGGCGCCGACGGCCAGCGACCCGAGCGCAGCCAGCGTGCCGAGAATGCGCGCCAGAATGCGCGATCCTTTCCAAAAGGCGACAATTTCTTCAACAGCCGGCGCCAGGGTTTCTGCGGCCGTCGCGGCCCTGACCTGCTCTTCTCGAATCGCGGATAATTGCTCGTCCTGCTTATCCAGGCGCCGGTTGATCTGGCGAAGTACCTCTGCGTCGGTCATGCGTTGTTCCTTTCCCGGCTCTGCGGCCGCGATGCGTTGAAATCCTTACGTGTCCGCCGTCACCCGCACGATGTTCGTGCCGTCGCTGCGCACAATGGCGTGCTTCAGGGTGGCGACGGTAATGCCGGTGCCGGTCGGGCCGATGAATTGCAAACTTTGCCCGGTGCCGTTGTAGACCGTCCATTGCCGCTTGCCGACTAGCGGGACAGCGATGTTGCGGGTAGCCGTCAGGGTGCCGGTGAAGGTCAGCACCGCATTGGCCGCCTGCGCCTGCGTCAGTGTCGTATTGGCATCGGAAAGCGCCAGCGCCAGCGTGTCGTTGAGCACCAGCGGAGCGCGCAGGTCGGTGTAGCTGGTGACTGATGTCGTATTGGTGACTGCGCTATAGAGCGGCAAATATCCAGCAGTGAAACCCGTGGTATTGGCCGAGACAGCGCCGGTATCCGGGTGCGCCTGGATATAGTTCGTGGTCGATAGCGTGAGCGACAGCGACCCATTGGCGATGGCGGTCACGACGCCGGCAAGGCGAACCTTACCCCCGTAGTAATCCCAGACCAGGCCGGATGACGTGTCTTTTCGCCCGAATGTCGCGGCAGGCGAAGAGGCATCCCACAAAGCGTTTGCGCGCAAATCCTGCGAGCCTCCGCCTTGGGCGATAGTAAGAAGATGAGTAGTCGAGTCTGACATGTAGCGTCCTCAAGCGAATGGAGTGGCGGGTGGGGAATAATTGGCCGAATGCCCGGACACCCCGCGATAAATCAAAAATTCCTGCATCTGTCCGATCCATCCTAAATCGAATGAGCTGGCGTAGGCGCCGATCTGTGCTTGTGCCACCTCTGCTGCCAATGCGCTATAAGCACCCGCTGCACTGGAGGTCGCTTTCAGCACGCCGTCGACAAAAATACGCATTGCGCCGGTCGATTTCGTGTGGTCGAAATTGAATTCAACGTAATGCCAGGAATTTTGTGTAATCGACCCAGTTCCAGCACTCAAAACATTGGTGTAATTGAGATTGTTACCGATAAACATCACCAGTGCGCCATTTGGATCTAGGCGCAAAATCACGCCTGGATTTAGAGTGCCACCCGTAAAGTTTGAAAGAATGGTGCGGTAGTTAGACCCATCCACTACCGTCGCCCGCAAGCGCAGAATGACCGTCCATGACTCGGTGCCTTTGTGCATCCAGTCGAGCACGTTAGAGGCCCCGAGCGCTATTCGGTCGCTTGTGCCGTCAAAGGTCGCCGACGAGTCATTGACCGCATACGTCGCCGTGGTGATCTGCGCATTGTCAGCAGCCGTCAGGCTGTGGTTTCCGGTCAGATCGGTGAACGTGGTTGATCCGTTCGCCCCGTTCATACGTACTGCCAGCCAGCGGCTGGCGATCCACGGATCATAGGGCGTCAGGTTGATGACGGTAGATTGGCGCGGGTAGCCCAACCCGAACACCGAAGACACCTGGCGAGCGCTCAGATAGAGCGATTCGGCCAAATCGCCGAAGTCTGCGACCTGTTGGGTTGCCGTGTATGAAAACGACGGCGATGAAGTCATGATCGTGCGATAGACGGTGGCATAATCCGCAGAGCACACCTGCACGCTGTATTGCTCCGTTGTTTCGCCGCTGGTTTGCGCCACCCCGGAAAACACCTCGAAAGGAATCCGGCTGCGCGGTTCGATTTTTAGAGCCCAGTCGCCGTTGATGCCACGACTACCCGTCACCCGCACAGGAGACAGCGGCTTGAGGTTGACCCCGGTGTAGGCCAGAGAGCGGCTGGCGGCACTATCGACCGGACGGCCACTGGTTACTGCCCGCCACGGGCGCGCCAAGTTGAGGGTTTCGATACCCATGCCGACAAAGCGCACGGCGGCAGAGTCGAGTAAAACCACCTCATCTGCAAGCGCGTGCGTCGTCATGTATTGCTCGCTGCCGAAGCGTCCGCGCATCAGGTTGGTCAGGGTATAACTGCCGTCTGCTTCCAGTGTGCAGTTTTGCGCAGCGATGACTTCCCATCGGCCGTGGGCTCCATAAGCAAAGTGGTTGGCGCCGTTGAACATGGAATCGGCAGAAACGCTGGAAAGCGTGCCGAACAGAATCCGCACCGATAGCCGGCTCGTTGCGTCGATGACATGCGTCGCGCCAGCGCCGATGACGCTAACTGCAGACCCCACTACACAGCCCGGCGGCCGGAACCCTTGAACGCCGGACCACGTCTGCTCCGAGTCGTCCGAACGAAATACCGTGCCGCCCGGCCAGCTTGAGGAATATCCAGAGGCAGCCGTCAGCAGACCCGGCGCATTCATTACCGCAGAATCAACGCAGGGAATATCGAGCAATGACAAGGCTGTTGGGCCGGGATACGCCAGCACCTGCCCGACGCTCTGCCCTTCCTGACCGACTGCGGCAGAGGTATAGACAGCGGCATTATTGAGCTTTCCCCGGCATTCCATGCGGCCGTCCGGCAAATAGTTGATTTCGCTCAGGCGCACTTCATAGGTCGCTGCGTCGCCGTTGATCGTAATCACATCGGCCGCCTCTAGGTTGAGACGCGACGGCGGCAGCACGAAACTCAGGTCGTGCCGCTCAAGCCAGTACATGTAGAGCAACACCTCTTCGACCTGCGCCGCCTCGTCGGCGGTCATGACAATAGGCAATTCCAGCGCCAAGACATTGACCGCATCGGTATTCATACGCTCGGCGCCTGGCCCGGTATTCAGGTCATATTCGCGCACCTGGTCGATATAGGACACGGACACCCGGCGCGGCAACTGCAAATCCATTTCGCGGCTGGCCGTGATGCGCACTCCGGGATTGGCGTTACCGTCGACGCAGCCCAGTTCGCCGAGCGCAACGGTTGCCACGGAGGCGCCGCCACGGGGAACAAATTTGATCTGGTAGCCATGCGGAATCACGTCGAACGGCCAGGCGGCCTGTAACGGCTCTAGCGCAGCGCGAATCGCGGCCGTCTGGCTGATCTTGTACCCGCGAACTGTCTGGCTTATGGCGCTGACATTGATGTCGCCAAGGGTGAGCAGCCCGGACCCGACACATTCGGCCGCGATAATATCGGCCAGCGGCACGGCGCCGCCTGAAATGACGCGCTGGCGGGAAAACACATAAAACCCGCCTGCGTTATGGGTGCCGAACATCAGGCCATTGGCCGCCGCAATGCAGGAAAAAATGCCATGCTGGCCGAGGTGACGCACATTGACGAAATCGTGTTCCAGCGACAGCACGCCCGTCGCGGAAATTTGATAAAGCGACACGTTGGAGTCTCCGCCGCCCGCGGAGGCAATCCAGCAATGAACGCCGTCCGGCTCAACGCAAAACGTCGTATATACGCCCGGCATTACCGGCCACGATATGTGATTGTTCCCTACCGTGAACCCGTAAAATGCGTGTGTCTGCGATGAAATCAACGACAAGTCGGTGCCGTCGTAAATCTCGAACTTTGGCACCCCACCGGCATGCGCCAGCGCGTAAATCCGGCCATCGCCGCCGACTGCCATGCCGTGATAGGTATTATTCGGATCGGATGTCTTGACCTTCCACGCCGCCCCGCCGACCTTGAATGTCCCGGTGGTGTTGCCGTCATAGGTCACCGCCCCGGCAGTGGCGCGGCCGATGTAGCCAAATGCCCCGGTATCGACGATGCCAACACCCTGCGAAACGAAATTACCCTCATAGTCGACGCCCATCGTGTAGGCGTATTCGTAGCCCACGGCGTCGTTTGATTTGTCGCATCTGAAAATACCGTCCTCGATGCGCGGATTGAAGTATCCCGGCTCAGTACTTCCGGCGCCTGGAAAGCTGCTGGTCCGGGGCAGCAGGTCGTCTTCGATGTATACCAGCCGCGAATACTGGGCAAAGGTCGCTGTCTGGATGATCTCAGCCTTGACCTGCAGGCCCATCAGCGTGTTGCCGAAATCGGCCATTGGCCAATCCTTGACCACGATGTAATGCAACCCGCGCCATGCTGGGGTGTTCGCGGCGCCCAGGTCGGCCTGAATCCGATCATCCGGTAGCTGACTGGCGCTGCCCGTGTACAGCGTGATGCTGCCGCCGTTTTCGTTTGTAGCCAGGATCGTCCCGACGTTGGCTGAACGGTAATCGCAGACCAGCTTCGCTCCGAACCAGATGCGGCCGTAACCGTCGATTTCGCCCTCGCCGAAGCCGACCGCGAAGGTGCCGAAAATCTCGAATGTGGACGGGCCGGCCGGGCCACCGCCCTTGCCGCCTTCGGCCTCCTTTTCCTGTGCACGCAGCGTGTTGCCTTCGACCCAGAAGACATTTCCAAGCGTGCCATAGGTGCCGTATCCACGACCCAGAGGTGCGCCATAGGTGGCGGTCTGAACAGCTAGGTCTGACGCCGACGGCGGCGTACCTTTCGGGCCTTTTGGCGGGTCAAGATAGCCGCCGGCCATGAGGCCGATCTGCGCCCCGTAGATCGCCCCGGTCGGGCCGCCGAGGAAAAACCCGGCGATGCCGCCGACCAGACCGCCCGCTGCTTGCCCGGCGGTACTCATGTCGCCTCCGCGAAGCGATAGACGCGCACGATACGTGCCCGCCATTCGTCGGTCAGCACATGCTCGCAGACCTTGCGCGCCTGCAGCCAGGCGTGGATGACGCCTTCGGCCTGGTACACATCCGACCAGCCGGCGAAAAGCGCCAGATGCTGCGGGTCGCTTTTAAACCTCATGAGTAGTACATCGCCCGCCTGCATTTCTGAAACTTGAACGCGCGCCAGACAGGGCTGGGCGTCGAGTGCGGACTCAAGCAGGCCGTCCGACGGGTGGCGCGAATAACCTGAATAGTCGAGATATTTTGCTTCGATCTTGTAGGCCACGCGCACGACCAGCCCGGCGCAATCAAGGGCGACGCCTGGAATGCGCCCCTGATGGCGAAATGGCGTACCAATTTCGCTACGCGCAACGGCGAGTATTCTTTCCACCATCATGCCGCCCCAACCTTCGTGTAAGTCGAGCTGGTCGGAATGCGCGTGAAGCCGAAGAAATTGATGATGTTGCCGTATTTGTCCCGGCAATCGGCCTCGCGCTTGCGGCATCCGGGAATCAGCTCGAACGCATCGCCGACGCCCGGCGCGTAATAGGTCGGCTCGAACAGCGTGATCGTTCCATCAGCGGCGTAGGCTTTTATTTCTAAAGGTTTCAACCCAACATTCTGTCCACTAGTGAATCTGATCGTCCCCGCGCCGAACCAGTCGGCGACTTCAGTGCGTGCAGAATCCCTGAATATGGAACTACCCGTAACGCTGGTGATCGTTCCTGTCACTGTCAGCGCCGCAAGATTCTTGGTACATCCGGAATCGCCAAATGTGCGCGAACATGCAGCTTGATAGACCTTGCCTACCGATTGGTTCAGCGCATCAATCAGGCTCATCCCTTCAATGCGGTAATGGTCGTCTTCGAGCGTCGTTTTGCCGAAGAACCCGGCTGCGATTTCTTCGTAGTCTTCAACCGGAGACAAAAAATTCACATTGAATATATAGACGCGGGCATTGTCGAAAACGCCTGATGCAAGCTGATCTCTGGTAACTCCGCCCACAGCACAGATGCCGTCAATATCGATTGCCGAAGGGCTGAATGCTGCTGAAGAAGTAAAAGCAGATGGCTGATAGCCGTAATCCGTCTTATAGACCGTGGAATTGCTCATAACGAGGTCATACGGATAATCGGTCAGCCTGACCGTCACTCCGTTAAGGCACTCGATACGAACGCACGTCGCAGATGTTTGATAGGTGGCAACGGTCGATTTCATGGGTTAAGCAATTCAATGAGTTCGATACCGTCAAGCGAACGGTAATGCGTGAAGTCCTGACCGACCGGCAAAGTGGTATTGAAGCGAACCGGAATGTCGAATTCTCCGCCCCAGGTAATCGCATCGCCTTCAGCCGGGGCCGGGCCAATCGTCAATAGTCCGGTCGTGTAATCGACTGACCATCCGGAGCCTAGAGAAACGCCGTTTTTCGCCACAACAACAGTTCCGGTGACGGGCTTCTTGATCTTGCGATACGCATACCCGGAAGCGCCTGCGGTTTTGTCCGTTCCGTAGGCTTTGATCAGTTGATAGACGCCCGCTGAAAGCCTCAATGCAGGCTGATCTGTTGAGTTGATCGACGCATTGACGGCGCATGTTTTAAAGTCGTCAATCGCACGAATCCTGAACCCGCCATACTTGCCGTGCGCCCGATGGTAGAGATTGAGCAACTGCGCCCACATGCCGTGCTTTTCCAGCAAATAGGAAATATCGAACTTACGAACCGGGAATGGGTGATACAGAGAGCGGTACTCATTGCCACCGGAATCGGTCACGACATTGACTGAGTAATCATCCTGATAACCCGCTCCCGTAAGGATGTCAGCAGAGATACGTTCTTCTAGGAAATCAGCCATAGCGACGCGCCCCATTCATTGCGCCTAGCGCTGTTCTCGCTCCGGCTGCTGCTGCCCGGCGAATCTCGGCAGGATCGCCACTGGACGAATTGATATTGATGACGACGCTACCGCCCATGCCTTGCTGCTGTTCCTTGGTCAATACGCGCTCGCCTTTCTTTAGGATGGCCGGAACTTCGTCACCAACGATTCCACCGGAGTGATAGCGCGGTGCGTTGTTGAACAGCGAAGCGGGAACGGTGCGGGTGAATGAGTGATCGCCTGAGCCGACGATGCCGCCTTCGTGGAAGCCGAACGCGGTAGTTAATGCAGATAGTCCGGCACCAACGAGGCTGTCTGTTCCAAGTTTTCCTGTCTTACCCATATCGCCGAACAGCAGATTCATCAGTTGCGCAGATGCCGCTTGCGCAATCATCTTCTGCACTGTCTTGCCGAACGAATCGGCCAAGCCTTCCATACCGTCCTTGGTCGGATTAATGAAGAATTCGGCCATTGCATCCTGCATGTTGCGTGCAGCCTGCTTGGAGAACTCGCTCATCTCATCAGTAGATTCCTTGAACTTGGCAATCGCTTCGTCGTATTCATCCTTGGTGATTTTTCCGCTGGCTAGGCCACGGTCAAGCGTTGCGCGGTCGGCTTCCTTGCGCTTGTTTTCCTGTGACTTGGTGCCGGACAAAAGGCGCTTAAGGTCGTTTTCTTCATAGGCTGCGTTCAGCTTCTTGCGGGCGGCTAGTTCCTGCTCAAGAAAAGCGATGTGCTCCGGATAGGCACCGTTTTGCGTAGCGAGTGCGATGGCATCTTCCAGCCTCGCTTCTTCCATAACGCTTATCTGCGAAGCTGTCATGCCGTAGAGTTCGGCCTGCTTCTGCAACGTCTGCGTCTGGTCGAACATCGCCTGATTCGCAGCAATATTCTTGATGCTTTGCGCTTCGACGTCTTTCAGGAACTTGGCATTCAGTTCGGCAGCCCGAGCCGCTTCAAACTGAGCGAGCGCGGTTTGCTTCCACGCATCGGGCATCTTTGCCCAATTCGCGGATGTCATCAGGTCGTATAGCTTCTGCTGACTGCCTGACAGGTCTAGCGTGGATTTGTCGGCATCGCGGGCAATGTCGGCAAACGATTTCATCGCCGCCGCGTATTCTTTCGCCTCGTCAGCAATGGAAGATGATTTCCTGCCGCCTCCGCCTGATCCAGGTTTCTTGACAGAATCGCGGCCAATCTGCGTTTCAGTCTCAATCAGCTTTTTGACTTCTGCCTGATAGTTCTTCAGGTTTCCGGTGCGTCCATACTCGTCATTCAGCACCTTCAGATTCTTGTAGAAATCCTGAGACACGCCGCTCATCTTCTGCGTCAGCTTCAGGTAGTCAGAAGAAGGCCCGTTTTCCTTTGGTGTGCCAGGCGGCAATATCGGTTGCTCTGCACCGCCGGCCATCGATGCGCCACGCGCTGTAAATAGCTGTTGCTCTACGCCAGCCCGCCTCGGGTCGCGTGTATCCATGCCTTTAAGTTGGTTTTCAAGGCGTGTAACAGTCTGCGCAACCACATTCATCCGCGCTACGTTGAAGCCGCGTTCTACCCAACTTGCCGCGCCATCCATCAAGCCGGAAATGCCTGACAGGACGTTGAAAAGCCCCTTGGAAGCTCCTGTCGCGTCGTTTAGCTTGTCAATAAAATTGCCGGTCGAATTGGATAGCTTGGTGAATCCGCTTTCAATCGTCGGCGTCATGCGGGAGAATTCGTCATTGACTGATTTGGCGGATTTCTCCAACGCTCCAATGACCTTTTGCGCGGTTAATTCGCCTTCCTGACCCATCTTGCGCAGCTCGCCAATGGATACACCTAGACCCTGCGCAATCGCCTGTGCGACACGCGGCGTCTGCTCCATGACGCTGTTCAGTTCTTCGCCTCTAAGCGTTCCTGACGCCATGCCTTGCGAAAGTTGGACCATTGCGGCATTGGCAGACGAGGCAGATGCGCCGGATACGACAATCGCTTGCGATAGCGTCTTCGAAACGCCGATCATGCGTTCCTGCGACAACCCCATATCAGCAGCGGAGCGGGCAATCTGAGAATAGGTTGCGGCAAGTTCGGGGAACGATTGACGGGTATCCTGTGCGACCTTGAATAGCTTCGCCTGAACCGCTGCGGCTTCTTCAGACGATCCCGTAACCAACTTCAAACGGGAATCAATCAACGTGTAAGCGTCAGCCGCCTGTGTCGCATAGGAGGCGAACGAGACAATCGCAGCACCAGCGGCAAGCCATCCGGCCTTGACCGCCATCGACGAAGATTCTGACGCGCCCTTGATGCCGTCGAATTCATTACGCAATCCGGCAATCTGCGATTTTGCAGCAGAAGTGGCGCGGGCTATTTCACTGGCTGTTCCGCTGGCCTTGATTGAATTGAGCGCCTCGCGGATTGATCGCGCATCAGCAACAATCGAGGCGGAATCGCGGATTTTCAGCTTGGAGAATGCATCGCCTAGATTAGCCGATGCTTGACGCGCTGAGTTTGATAGTTGGTTGACGCTTTCCGATGCGTTTTTTGCTTCCCGTGCAATTTTCGACATGGAAGCGGCGGCAGGGTCCAACGGCTTGAAGGCATTACCTGCGCCCTGCGCTTTCTGCGCCATCGCTGCGATTTGGGCGTTTGCCTTCGCAGCGGAATCTGACATGGCAGAGGTTGATTTTTCAGCACGTGCGCCTGCCTGTGCCAGTTTGTCGAGGGATTCCGCACCCTGCTTTACACCATCGGTCTTAACCTCAATACCGAGTGTGACAATTTCTTCAGCCATGCGGAGCCTCAAAAGAAAAACCGCCCGTAGGCGGTTACTTGTTGTTATGTATCGTGACTAACGCTTCGTCTTCCATGACACGTAGGCAGTGGAATATTTCAGGCCGCTTCTTTTTCTTGATTTCAAGGTTTTTTAGAACGCGATTGATGCACTTGTAATCAAGTCCAATAGGGCCGTTGAAACCAACACGCCATTGCGTCAGAAGGCATTGAAACGCATTTGCTGCGTCCCAGTTCTCGGGGAAAACTTCGACCTGCGTGAATTCGTCGCCGTAGTCATCTAGCGTAAAGCCCATCGCATCTAGCTCTTGCTGCGATGGTCTTTTCTGGTAGAAGAAGCGGGCGACCTTCCTCAGTTTCCCAAGCGGGCGCCGGTCAGTTCGGAAACGTACAGGTGGAAAATTCTTGTTTCAATCGTCAGAAGTTCGTTGTTTTCGCCCTGAGTTGCGCGATGGTAGTTTTTCAAAAACAGCGCGAAGGAGTCTTTTGAAAACTCTTCCTCAATGCCATCCCACCCGCTAACAATTTCCACTAGCGCGTCAAAATATTGGTTCTTTCCTTCAGCGCACCTAGCAATGAATTCTTCATATTGCGTCTTGTCTTTGTAGTTGAAAACAAAAGACACCTTCTCTTTTTTTCCACCCGGCAAATCAATGTCAAGCGAAGCAGTAAAGGTAGGATTCGGCGTGAGTTTCAGCATGGAGTGTCCTCGTTAGACACCTCGTTAGGAAGATCGAAGGCAACGCGAACGAGGAACGCGCTTTCGGCTTGTGGCCTAGCCTTGATCTAAACCTTAGGAGGCGTAACGGACTGCGCGATTGTTTCCGTTGAACGTGGCAACGCAGCGGTTGATCTGGCCTTCAGACATGGATACAGACTCGTTCAGGGCTACCGTGCAAGGAATCAGGTTGAACGAACCGGAACGGGTAATGATCTTCAGCACAGTATCGGTTTGAACGTCAGTCAGAGTCTTGAGCGCAGTATAGCCAGCGGTGCCGATGGAATCAGCATCGATTTCAACGGTGTAGTTCGTGGCGCTGAAACCGTCATTGATCGAATATTCGACATCCGACTCGACGAACTTGTAAGTCGTCGTCTTCGGTTCGCCACCGCTGGTCGCCGGATTCATGATCGTAGTGATCTGCGTGAATGCAGAAATCTTCTGCACCGTACCGATACCCTGACCAGCCGGGAAATAGGTAGTCGAAGAAGTATCCGCGCCTTCGAGAACGAAGGTATCAGTCGCCACGGATTTGACGCGGAATGCACGCTTGTTCAGGCGGCCCCAGCCGGAGTACATGATGACAATATCGCCATTTGAGAAACCGTGAGCGGTAGAAGTAACGACCGCTTCCGTAGCGTTCGTGACGATGGTGGTAGTTTTTGCGGCAGCAATGGTGGAAGCAACGTAAAACGTACTCCCCGTGGGCACCTGGGCCATAGTGGTTCCTTTCAATGGACGAAAAAAAAGCCACCTCTCGGTAGCCGGGTCGCCCATACGGGCAAAAGAAAACCTGCCGTAGCAGGTCATAGAAAGTTTTTTACTGTTGCGTAAGAATTCTTACGCTAAGTTGTCTTATCCACGCGGTATCTAATACTCACAGGTAGCACATGCCACCCTTTATCGTTAGTTGCTGTACCCATTGAAGGAGTGCGCGCAATGATGATCGTCAGACCTGATTTCGAGATAGCGGTGTTCTGCGCAAACTGAGCAATGATCGCCTCGGCTATCGTTTCCGCTGCGCCGGTTCCGGTGCCTTCAGGGGAATAGATGGATAGCTGAAATATCCCGGCGTAGAGTTTGTAATCTCCGGTTACTGCGCCGTCGAATGTCTCGGCTGGCAGCAGATAGGCACGGATGTATTTCGTATTGGCTACTGGCGTGTAACTGACGTTCTGCCATGCCACAGGAATCGCCGGCGCTTGAGCATCCGCCCATGTTTTCAGTCGGCCTTCCAATGCGGCGCGGATTGTCTTTTGACTCATTAGGCACCGTACTGGTTAGTGATTTCAACGAGCGACAGGCGAACCATGCCGGCAGGCGCTTGGCCTGACCAGCCATTTTCCAACCGGATGCTATAAGGCAGCGAGTTACTCAGATAGATACTTCCACCTATCTTTGCCGTGCTGATTTCATTGGTTACTCTGCCAAGCGAATTATCAGTCGCATTAGTAGTGGTTTTGTCAGGCGATCCATAGCCAACATTCCAGTTCGCACGGAAACGACCTGTATCAACCGGAGATTTCATAATCACGCGACTGAACAAATCTAGCATTACCTTTCGCGCAACCATCTCAGTCTGTCCTTTGGCCTTCTCGCAAGCCTTGGAAAGATCAAGTCCGAATGTCTGCGAGGTCGTCATTTGCGCAGATTGCAGTCGTAAAGCACGGCAACGCCAGCCGGTGCTATGGCCTTGACCAGCGTAATGCGCCATGTGACGCCGCCGGCAATCGCCAAATCATCAATGCCAGGCTCCGACACGCCTACCGGCGACAGATAAAGCCGCTTGTCACCTTGCACGATCAGCGTGCCATCGATGGCCTGTGTGCCATAGTCGAATATGCATCCATTGCCAACTACATCAGCCGTGGTTAGCGTCGTCGTTCCGGTATCCGGATCGTAGTTTCCCGGCGTGTTCGCGCGGATAGTGATCGGCTTGCCGAACTCTGCCAACAGATCGTCAGCAGTAAGCGCAAGATCGCCGTAGAAGCTCACGTTTAGGCCCGCACCAACTGAACCGAACCAGACCAGCCTGCGATCAAGTCACGCAGCAGCGAGTCAATCAGCGAGTAGGTTTTCTGCCCGCCATTCTGCGGAGCAGACATTGATTTCTTGATCGGTCCGACCTGAACATCAGTCACATATTGCGAATCAGGATCAACGATAAGCGAACCGGAAATAGCCTTGATGGCAAGCTCGATACACGCGGTTTTCAGCATCGCCGGGATGGCATCGTAAGCTAGCGTATAGCCGTCAAACATGACACCGGATCGAGGCCACATGAGCGCCTGATGCTCGGCAACGCGGTTGCCTTTAAAACGGTAGGTGGCGTCGAGATACTGTGTAGCGTTACGAAGTGCCGACTCTTTCACGGCATCCGCGCCACTCCATGCAGTTAATCCTCTGGCAGTCGCGTAGGCAGTGGCATCGGAAACGCTGGCGTAGCTTTCGGAATCAGCCGCAGCGGTTCCAGTCTCGACGATCAATGCCATTACTCAGCCT